TTATCTTCGGGTCATTCTTATTTTGTACCCACAAAAACACCATGCCACAGAAACTCACTCGCGCGCAGATCCGGGCCGGATTAGATCAGGTTCCTATTGAATCGCTGTTAAGCAGCGGAGAGGGTAAGAAACCCCAGCTCACGCATAAGCAGCGGGAGTTTGCCCGGGCTATTGCACTCGGCCAGAGTAAGGCCAGCGCATACAGAGGCAGCCATAAGGCCAACCCAGCACCGAGCACAATCAAGAACGCGCCCTACATCCTAGCGGCTGACTCAAGAATTCAAAGGGAGATAGAAGCCTATAAGCTGGCAATAGAAGCGGAGAAACATCGAACCCCTGCACAATTGAAGGCCCTGCTGGTACAGCAGCTGGTCGAGCACTCCCTTAATGATGACTTCCCCCCAGCGCAACGCATGAAAGCGCTGCAGCTGATCGGCCAGCTGTTCGAGGTTGGCGCGTTCCTCGAGCGCAAAGAGTCGGTGATCATTCACAAAAGCGCTGACATCAGGGCCCGGCTGCTCGATAGGCTGCAGCAGCGAGCGCCCAGCGCTGGCCCGGCCACAGATGCGCTGGAATTACTTGAAGAAATCAAGGGCGGCAGCACTTCGGAAGCTGCCAGCGGCGACCCCACCGCACCCGGGGCCCCGCCTGCAGGCCCCCGCGCGCCGGGCGCCCTATCACATACTGTTTCTGACATTCAATCATTAGACTCTGGCGTTTCACTCATTCAAACACTAGAAAAAAAAGAGGGGGGGCCCTCCAAAAATCCAGATGAGACTGTCTTGGACTTTGATAAGGAATGACCCCCCTATGTTTATCCATACAAAAAAGGGTGGGGGGTAATTAACAGTGTTAATTCGAACCTTGCATGAAACTTACAAAGCTAATTAACAGTGTTAATTAAAACCTTACCAATTACTTACAATGATTCAACAAACATTAGAAGCGTGTATAGGGGCGTGTATGACTGAAAAGCAAAAGACTGTGTTCCTTGTGATAGATGAGTATTGGAGGAACTATGGATATGGGCCTTCTATAGATGACATCATGTTTCATACTGGAGACAGGGGGCGCGGGAATGTTCATCGGGTTGTGAAGAAGCTGTGCGATCTGGGGATATGCCGGCGGGCAAAGAATTCTGCGCGTAGTGTGAGGCCGTCTTACTTAAAGTTGAGAAACCTTGAATAAAAAACAATTACTAGAGATGCAAGAGGAGCGCGACCTGTTTATCAGGAGGGTGATGTTTGCTCTTAATCTCCCTAAGACTGAGGCAGAAGAAGCCGCTGTTACTTTCTTTGCGATGCCTTCTAACGAACAAGCCGCCTACCTTGATGACCTTGACGCCTTAGAAGCCAGCCAACAGAGAGAAGAAGCCTTTGATGATTTCAATAAATTCGCCCATGCCATGTGGCCGGGGTTCATTGACGGACGGCACCATAAGGTCATGGCTAAGAAGTTTGAAGAGATCGCTACGGGGAAAATTAAGCGCCTGATCATCAATATGCCCCCTCGGCATACAAAGTCTGAGTTTGCATCCTATATGCTACCGGCTTGGTTTCTTGGACGGGATCCTAGTAAGAAGATCATTCAGTGTTCCAATACCGCAGAACTCGCCGTTGGTTTCGGACGTAAGGTTCGTAACTTAGTAGCCAGTGAGCCGTTCTCTAAGATATTCCCCAATGTTAATTTAAGGTCTGACAGCAAAGCCGCTGGGCGCTGGTCTACCAATAAGAACGGAGAGTATTTCGCTATTGGTGTAGGCGGTACAGTGACGGGTAAAGGTGCTGACCTATTGATCATTGATGATCCCCACTCTGAGCAAGAAGCCGCCTTGGCCGCAGGAGATCCTACAGTCTTTGATAAAGTCTATGAGTGGTACACCTCTGGGCCTCGCCAGCGTCTTCAGCCTGGAGGGGCGATCATTGTTGTGATGACGCGCTGGGCTAAACGGGATTTGACTGGCCGGATCCTTCAGTCTGCGATAGACAAGGACGGAAATGACGATTGGGAGGTGATTGACTTCCCTGCGATTCTCCCGAGTGGGAATCCCCTATGGCCAGAGTTTTGGAGCCTAGAAGAACTCCACGCCCTACAGTCTGAACTTCCTGCATCTAAATGGAATGCCCAGTACCAACAAAGCCCTACCAGTGAACAAGGCGCGATTGTTAAGAGGGAGTGGTGGAAAGAATGGACAAACGAAGACCCACCTAAGTGTGAGTTTGTGATCCAGTCTTGGGATACGGCGTTTACGAAAAACGAACGCTCTGACTATTCCGCCTGTACGACTTGGGGAGTGTTCTATTTAAATGAGAACCAGAATGACGCAAATATTATTTTGCTTGATGCGTTTAAAAAGCGGATGGAATTCCCAGAGTTAAAAGAGAAAGCCTTTAACCACTATAAAGAGTGGGAGCCAGATGCGTTTATCGTTGAGGCCAAGGCGTCAGGAGCGCCGTTGATTTACGAACTTCGGGCAATGGGAATACCTGTTCAAGAGTTTACGCCATCTAGGGGTAATGATAAGATGGTGAGGATCAATTCTGTATCTGATTTGTTTGCCAGTGGTAAGGTTTGGGCGCCAGCTACGCGCTGGGCTGATGAGTTGATGGAAGAGATGGCTGCATTCCCCAACTCAGACCACGATGACTTAGTTGACTCATCTACACAGGCTCTGATAAGGTTCAGAAAAGGCGGGTTTATACGCTTGCAGACGGACGAAGAAGACGAAGTTCGTTCGTTTAGACGCAAAGTTTCTTACTATTAAGGATACATATGTCCATTGAAAAATCACTTTACGCCGCACCAGAGGGACTAGAAGCCCTGATGCCTGAATCAGAAGACAATCAAGGTATCGAAATTGAGATTGTTGACCCTGAAGAGGTAACAATTAACGTTGGTGGCATGGAAATTAAGATTGACGGCAGTGAAGAAGACGATTTTGACGCCAACTTAGTGGACTATCTCCCCGAATCAGTGGTGACTGGCATCGTAACTGACCTGATTGGTGACTATGACGATGACGTCAACTCCCGCAAAGACTGGATGCAGACCTATGTAGACGGTTTAGAGCTCCTCGGCATGAAGATTGAAGAGAGAGCAGACCCTTGGATTGGTGCTTGCGGTGTTTACCACCCCCTCCTGTCAGAAGCTTTGGTCAAATTCCAAGCTGAAATCATGATGAGCACGTTTCCCGCCGCTGGGCCGGTGAAGACTCAGATCATTGGCAAGGAAACACCCGAGAAAAAAGACGCTGCCACCCGTGTACAGGACGATATGAATTATCAACTGACGGATGTAATGACGGAGTTCCGCCCAGAGCACGAAAGAATGGTCTGGGGTCTTGGCCTTTCAGGTAACGCCTTTAAGAAAGTCTACTTTGATCCAAGTTTTGACAGACAAACATCAATATTCGTCCCGGCTGAAGATCTGGTTGTGCCTTACGGCGCGTCCGACATTCAAACGTCCCCTCGCGTTACGCACGTTATGCGAAAAACGGAGAATGAATTACGTAAGCTACAGGTTGCTGGATTCTATGCCGACATTGACCTTGGAGAGCCCAACAACACGTTGGATGAGGTAGAGAAAAAGATTGCAGAAAAGATGGGATTCCGCGCTTTGTCGGATGACCGCTACAAAATCCTTGAGATGAACGTGGAGCTTGACCTTGAAGGCTACGAGCACACCGATAAAGACGGCGAACCTACTGGAATTGCTTTACCTTACATTGTGACTGTCGAACACGGAAGCATGAAGTGTCTGGCTATCCGCAGAAACTGGAAGCAAGGCGACAAACTCCACACTAAGCGCCAGCACTACGTCCACTATGGCTACGTTCCAGGTTTTGGCTTCTACTGTTTTGGTCTAATTCACCTTGTTGGCGCATTTGCCAAGTCTGGTACGTCTATTCTGCGTCAGTTGGTGGATGCAGGGACACTGGCCAACCTACCCGGTGGCTTTAAGACCCGAGGACTGCGGGTTAAAGGTGACGATACCCCAATCGGCCCAGCTGAGTGGCGCGATGTGGACGTTCCGAGTGGATCTATTGCAGAGAACATCATGCCTCTGCCATACAAAGAGCCATCACAGGTTCTGGCCGCGCTTCTTGATAAGATTGTCGAAGAAGGCCGCAAGTTTGCTTCTGCAGCTGACATCCAAGTTGCCGATATGTCTGCCAACTCTCCCGTTGGTACGACACTGGCCATCCTAGAGAGACAGCTTAAGGTAATGACTGCCGTTCAAGCGCGCATTCACTATTCCTTTAAACAAGAGCTGGCTCTGCTACGCGACATTATCAGAGACTACACGCCGGCTGAGTATTCCTACCAACCCGAAGAAGGATCCCGCAAGGCTAAACAATCTGACTATGACTTAGTCGATGTGATCCCTGTGAGCGATCCCAATGCGGCCACGATGGCGCAGAAGATTGTGCAGTATCAGGCGGTTATCCAGCTGTCCCAACAGGCTCCCCAGATCTATGATCTACCACAGCTCCACAGACAGATGCTTGATGTCCTTGGTATTAAGAACGCCCAGAAGCTGGTGCCTTTACCAGACGATGAGATGCCAAAAGACCCAGTCAGCGAGAACATGGCCGCACTAAAAGGTATGCCAATGAAGGCGTTTATCTATCAAGATCAACAAGCCCACATTGCGACACACCAGACGTTCATGCAAGACCCATTAATCATGAAGACCATAGGCCAGAACCCACAGGCCAACATGATCATGGCTTCTATGCAAGCTCACATTGCCGAACACTTAGGCTTCCACTATCGCCAGTTGATAGAAAAGCAAATGGGTGTACCTTTGCCCGGCCCCAACGAAAAGTTGCCAGAGGATGTCGAAGTCCAGCTGTCACAGCTCATCGCGCAGGCAAGTGCCCAGTTACTGCAGGCCAATACCGCACAAGCCCAACAGGCTCAAGCGGCGGCTATGCAACAAGATCCTCTGATCCAGATGCAACAACAAGAG